TATAAATTTGCCTTGATTATAAATTTGCCTTGATTATAAATTTGCCTTGATTATAAATTTGCCTTGATTATAAATTTGCATCAAAACAGTATTTGCATCAAAACAGTATTTGCCTCGATCTTAAATTTGCCTTAAAAGTAAATTTGCCTTAAATATAAATTTGCATTTACCTATTGCTATTTATATATTTTTATATATAATAGGTTTATGTTTAATAAAAGTAAGGAGTTATAAACATGAGTAAAGAAAAAATATATGAAATTGGCTTTGATGATAAATACATGGGTAACAATGAGGGCGAATGGTCTGCATGGTTTCTAAGTGATTTGCTTTGTTTGTTTAATGGTCATGTTGTAAGCACTTCTAATAACTATGTAGAGGTTGCTACAGATGATTATAAAAAAAGAATTTGCGTTTTTGTTGATAAGCGTAAATTTATAAATTTTATAAATTGGGATGATATGGATAAATATATCTATACACAAAAAGATTATTTAGCCTTTCAAGGATTCTGTACTAAATATAATCTTAAATATGAGGAGTGGTGTGATGAGTCTAACTAAAAAACAAATAATAGAAAAACTTAAAAGCATACAGTATGAAGTTGATAGCATCTTTAATGAGAGGCTAGATAAATTTGACTTTGAGTTGTTAGAGTTTCGAAAAGACCTTGAGCCTGATTATGGTTACATATCACATTTAGGGCATGAGGTTTATGAGGCTCAAAGAGTTCAAAAAGTAATTTTAGAAATAATAGGAGAAGAAGATGGAGATTAAATTAAACGCATGGGAAATAGAAGAGGCAATATTTGACTTTATTAAAAAAGATAAAGGCATTGTTCTTGATAGAGATAAAATGCAAGAGCATTTATGTCTTGATTATAACGAAACTGAATTTGCATATAAGAAGCATAAGAACGGAAAGCTAAAGAAATGCAAAGACGGATATTCTATTATCGATCATGAAAATAGTAAGGATATAAAAAAGTATGCTTTTATTGATGAGTGTGCAACTATTAGTTTCTACTTAGACTAAATTTGCGGTAAAGGTAAATTTGCCTTAATGGTAAATTTGCCTTTATCTTAGAACTTGTTTAACCCTTTTAGAAAACTGTTTATTCACTTCTTTATAAAAATTATTCTGTACTACCTTTTGAGATAACTTAAACCAATCAATGAACTTTCTATGCCTAATAAATGGTGTAAAGGCTACAAGCAAGTCTAAGCCACCTCTACCCTTTCTCCCTTGTCTTTCCCATATACCATAGACTTTTGATCCTTCTCCTTTAGGTACGCCTATAAAACGTGAGCCTTTTCTCTGAGATTCTTTGGTCTTATCCAGTCTTTTTAATATACCCCTTTGAGTGACAATGTTTCCAAACTGATTTCTTCTAGCCATACCATCATCTGTAGGAGATGGATAGCTTTGACTTCTAGCAGGCTCATTCTCTCCAGTATAGATATAATATAAAAACTTTGTGGCATAACTCTTAACCCTAACTGTGACCTTTAAACCTCTTTTGTTGGGTTTAGCAAACTGAGACATAACAATAGCGGTTATAGATGTTTTTCTAGGCTTTTCTAGTTTTCTGAGAAGCATCTCTCTTTGTGCATTGACAACTTTAGCACCAGTATAATTCATACCTTCACTTAAAACTTTGTTGAAAGTCTTATGTTGTAAAACGTCCATTTTCTTTTGAAGTTTCTTTAAATCAGTTTTTACTTGTATATCCATATTTGCCTTAATACTAAATTTGCCTTAAAAGTAAATTTGCATCAATACTAAATTTGCCTTAATTATAAATTTGCCCATGGGCTTTTTTTATCAAACTTTAAACCATTCTCATTGGCCACCTTTAGAATAGTCGATTTGCTTTTACCCAAAGACATTACCACTTCATTCAGTGATTTGCCTTTATCGATTTGCCTTTTTAATTGCGAAACATCAATTTGCGGTTTATTGCTCATTATAAGTTCTCGTAATGTTCTTTTAATTTATTAATATACCAAATACTTTTCTCTAAGTCTTGAATGTTAGAGTCTTTATATTTGTGTCTATGAAGGTACTTTATGGCATTACCCTCTAGGTATGAAGGGAAATTTGCACCTAACTGTTGTTTTATGTAGTCGATACATTCCAATTTGCCTTTATTGTAATGTGGTGGTTTATTTACTAAATCACTCATTTGCCTCTCCTTATTATTTCATTCTTACATTTTCGTATGACTTTTTTCTTAGCACTGGGTGATTCAATATAATCATTAAGCTCTGAAAGTGTCATACACTTCAAATAGTAATGTTCTGTAGTTGTTTTACCTGTAGCCCTATCTCTGATCTTGGCACTAGGTTTTAGTTTTATCGGCATCTTTTTTCTCCTTTTTCTTTTTTCCAAATACTTTTTCCCAATTTGCATCTAACTTCTTAGAATCTTCAGGTCTACGTTTTGAGCCTTTTCCTCCGTGCCATTTAGACATAATCAACTCTTTGTATATTAACTGATTTATCTAATTTGCTTAAAAGTTCTTTTGCTCTCATAAAATCATTGGGTATACAGCGTAATAGCTCTTCAATACTAAATATCATAATATCTTTTTCATCTTTGTGTATTAATTCTAATACTGGCTTCTCATCATCAGTATCACATATCAATGCAGTCTTTTTATCAAAGGTAAAACATTTTGCATTTGGTTGAATCATAATATATCCACTTTCTTCACATTTGATATTTAATTGCTCATAAGCTCTTAACATCATTTCCACCATTATGATTTGCTTTTTAGGTGGATCAGTTCTTAAAGATGTTTTTAGCATTTGCTCTGCTTTAAGAAACTTAATCTCAAAGTCTACACCTACCATCTTATAGATTCGTTTTAAATTACCCCACTTAACTTTTGTTTCAGCCTCATAAATTCTTAATTGTTTTAATTTATCTTTTAAAGAATCATTTAAATAAGTATTCATATATTTATCTCCTTGTGCGTATACATTTAAGTGTGCATGTGTGTAGTCCTACGGACTACTACACACACACACACTCAAATAATGTATCAATACACACACACACACTCACACACACACTCGCACACTCTATTCATTATTTAACTCATAATCATCATACAATCTAAACTCAGATAACCTGTAACCCTGCTTTCTTACAGTGTTTTTATCTCTTTTAGCATGTATTATTACACCAGCTTTTTCTAATCTTTTAAATGATCTATTAATAGCATCACGATTAATTTCATTACCAGTAGTGTTATAAACCGCTTGATGACCAAAATCATCTGCTGTAAACCACTCTTCTTCAGGTTTTGGCTTGTCTTTTGCTAAAAAATACATAAGAGAAGATATCTTTTTATCCTCTGCTTCGTTTACTGCATCTTGAATATCATCATCAGAATCAAGATCATCATCAGTCTCAATTAGTAATCCTGAAGTGACATCAAGACCTTCGCCAATCACAGTCTCTTCATGGAAAATAAAATTCTTGTCAGTCATTCCCATTCCGTCTTTATTCTTGGTTTGTTTCATCTTGACAAACATTTGCTTCTCACCATCAACAGTCTGATCTTTTCTCTCAACTATAAACTCACCATCAATAGAAGCATCAAGAACAGAACTACCTCTAGCCCTACCCTTATTACCTCTGCCAGTATGATGAACAAGCAATACAGTACAATCAAAGTCATGAATCAATTGATCAGCAGCTTTAACAAACTTATTGACCTCTTGAGCTGAGTTCTCATCGCCTGAGAAATTTCTTTGAAACGTATCGAAGATAATTAAACCGATTTGCCCTACTTCTTGTTTTAGTAGATTAATTTCAGTCTCTAGCTTCTCATATTCTTCTGCTTCATTAATCCTTGAGCCTCTATTAGATAAAAATAAAGGTGCACCTTCTAAGCTACCACCATATTTGCTTTGGTGGAATACAGCGAGCCTCCGCTTAATGCCCGAAACTCCCTCCCCTGCAAGATAGACTACAGGTGCTTTTTTTGCTTCATGACCATAGAAAGGAGTTCCTTTTGCTACAGCACAAGCCATGGCTATCGCAATAAACGATTTGCCTGATTTAGGAGCACCGAATACTGTTATTAAGCGGTTGCGTTCGAATACTTCGGTTATAAGCCAATCAGGGTTCGTTACCTGCGATAGAACATAGTCGGCTCTGTCAAAGCGTAAAGCACCTTTGGGCAGCTTTACTTTTTGTTTATTAACAAAGCCAATAAATTCATCTGCTGATTTAAAATAACCCCTCTCATAAGCATCATAAAGATCATCCTTCTCATTAAATTCTTCAGGTGGCTGTATGATTCTAATATTTCTACAGCCTTCTTTTCTAAGATGTTCGGCCAGTTCATCGGCACATTCTTTGCCTGCTTTATCATTATCAGGAAATATCCATACTTCTCTTTTTAATATAGGTTTCCAATCTGCCTTCTTCCAGCTATTGACTCCACCATGCCAAGTACAAGAATCAAGTTTATCTCCTACTATTGCCTCACAACCTCTTAGAGCCTTCTCACCCTCATTTATTACAATTGGCTTAGTAGGGTACTTGTCCGTATAGTAAATTGGCATGAGAGGGCTGTCAGGGCGTTTTAAAGCCCATAAACCATCAGCACCTAGCGTGAAAGGTGCATATTTCTGTTTTATCACATGACCTTCAGGGAATCTAAGAACCATGAAATTATCATTGTACTTTAGGCTGACGATTGACTGTTTATATAAATCAATCATTTGCTCTCGAGAGAATGACTTAGCACTACTTGTGGCTTCAATTTTAGGGGGGTTAAAGCCACTTAATAAGGAGTCATTTGAATGTAATGCTAAGTCATAACCAAACTGTTTTAAAACTGTGTTGACATCTTGATTAAGATGTTTAATTAAATCTATTACTCCCCCACCGACTCCTTCTTCGTGATCGTAAAAAGTACCCTCTGATAGATTAAGAGCCATAGACCCCTTATTACCCCATCTAAGCTCGTTAGATGAGGTTTTAGTGGGTTCTCCTAGTAGTTGCTTGGCAACGTCAGGTGCTATTCTTATCCAATCTATCTGTTGCATCAGAATGGAATATCATCGTCTGTTAATTCATTCTTATCAACCATCTCCTGAACTTTATCAGCAAGACCATCATTAGGACTCTTAAATGTGTCCTCTACAGCATCATCATCTTTGTCATAAAATGCTGGGATAACAAAGTTATCAAATCTAGGTGCAAACTTAGAAAACTCAAAAGATAACTCTGATGACCTTCCTATTCCAACCTGTATTTCTTTTGAGCCTTTATACTCAACTACAGGTAAAGAATTGCTATTTGCATCCATTTGATTCCAAAAGCTACTTAGTATCTTATTAAAAGCACTAGATTCAGCAAAAGTAAATCTACTCCAAATAAGTGCGTGCTCATGGCCATAAGGCATGACACAACAACTAAATGCTCTCTTCCAATCATCAGCAGGTTTAGGGCTTGCCTCTCCAAACTTAGCATCCCATTGATACTGATACTCACCAGCATACCTACCCCAACCGCTTTTAAATGTTGCAGGGTCTAACTGCAAGTATTTAAAATCAATTGCTGTTTGCCCATTAACAAAAAATTGTTGATCGGCTGTTTTAAAAGCAAGATAAACTTGCTGACTATCGCTGGAATTACTCATTCCGCCTAAAATATCCATAATACTCTCCTATGGTTAATGTATTGTTTTATCAATACTGTTTAAGTAATCAGTCTCAAGTTGGGTGTAACACCTTTCTTTAAAACTGTAATAATCCTCATCATTAACTATGCCAAATACTTCGCAAGCTAATGAGATTCTTTCGTAGGACTTCCTACAAAACTCTTCAAAATCTTCTTCAAGTAGATAACTGTTTAAATCCATTTGCCTTTTGTAAGATTTCATCTAACCTTTCACATATTTCTGATAGAGGACATAAGTATGTGCATTGCCAATTTGCAGTCTCTACACTTGTAACCAAGTAAAGAGGAATCACACACATAGGTTCTCTTCTATCATATTTAAAAATTAGCAAAGGTATTAAATTATCTCCAGCACTATCTATTGCCTGTTGCCACCATTCATTCTTATACATGGTTTTTTTACCACCAGCTTTATATCTTTTACATTCAATAGCAAAATTATCCCAGTAGATGTCAGCCATGCCTTTTGTTTGGTATTGATCTAAATTTCTTTTAACTCTAGTATCTAATCCTTTAGATTCAAGAAGAGTATTAATCTTGTTGACTATAACCCTCTCAAACGCTGCACCTTT